AACAGAATGGCAACAGATTTGGCAAGGATTCAAAGATTCTTGGATTCACAAAGTAGACGGATTGCGTGGTGGTTTTGTAGGAGCTGTTATCGGTGTCATTCCCGGTATCGGTGGCAGTGTTGCTGACTGGCTCTCTTATGGTCAGACAGTTGCTTGGAATAAAAACGAAAAGATTCCGTTTGGTGAGGGTAACATCAAAGGTGTGATTGGTACTGAAGGTTCTAACAACGCACAGAAAGCAAGCGCATATGTTCCTACAGTATTGTTTGGTATCCCGGGCGCACACTTTGAAGCTATCATCATGTCATTATTTTTAATCGTAGGTATCGAATTAGGATCACCTGCGTTATTACAGGATCTGTCATTCTTTGACACTCTGGCAAGCAGTTACTTCTGGTCTTTGATCATTAGTTTCTTTGCAGGATTAGTGTTTATAAGATATGCAGTAAGGATCACTAATCTTCCTTTCATCTATTATTTCTGGCCTATCATGGGCTTGCTATTATGGAGTAGTGTACAGTATACTGGATACTGGGAAGATTATGCGATCTTTGGATTGTGCTGTCTGTTTGGAATGTTTTTAACTCGTTTCAAGTTAAGCAGAGCGGCATTGATCATAGGGTTTGTATTGGCTGAACGGCTAGAAGCTACATTCAATCAATACATCAGACTATATGAACCACTAGATATTTTCACTAGACCTATCAGTGGTACTTTAGTCTTACTGGCTACCGTAGCCATTGTTTACGGAATATTCTACAACAAAACAAGGATAAATTACGTATGAAAAAGTTATTAGTATTATTATGTGCATCATTGATGTTCACAACACCGGCATTTGCTGAAGACAAGGGTTATCAAGATAAAGTCAAGTTTGGCGTTCGTTATGATGATTCTAGTGTCTCAAGCAAAGATCAGATGAATGTAAGAATTGACTTAGATCGTGAATGGGACAATGGCTTCAAACTTGGCTATGGTTCACGTACTAATCATAGATTCGAAGGTGATAAAAACACCCAGCGTCATATGATCAGAATCGGTCAAGAAGTTGGCAACTTTGTAGTTAACGGTCAAGTAGGTATCAAACTACCACATGGTAAAGATCATTCTTACTTCTGGACTATTCAACCAGGTTACAAGTTCAAAGTTACTAAAGATTTACAAGTGCGTGTGTCATATGACTATCGTGAAGGATTCAGTGGTAACGGCAATTCTGCAAAAGAAAATGATTACAGACACGGTCCACGTTTACGCTTAAAGCATAAAGTAAAGTGGTCATTCGCTGATGCTGTTGAATTACACCTTGATCGTTTACATTTCAAAGACGATGAGTCACGCAATCGTATCGCTTTAGTGTTTGAAAAGAAATTTTAATAGGAGATTAACATAATGTTTAAAAAGTTATTTGCATTACTGTGTCTAGTAGGTATGGTATCTACTGCACAAGCAGAAACATTTCGTCTTATCGTTCCGCAAAATCCAGGTGGCGGTACAGACGTATGGGCTAGAATCGTTGCAGGAGAACTTGAAAAGAAACTGCCCGGTGATACTATCATCGTAGAAAATATTCCAGGTGCTAGAGACATTCCGGGATTCAATAAGTTTCATAACGAGTTGAGATATGATCCAAACGTAATCATGGTTAGCAATGGGGGTAATGCAGAAGACTTTTTACTCTCTAAAGTTGACTACAATTATAATGATTACGCACTACTAGGTCTGCAAAATCTTACTATCGTTGTTGGCAAGCGTAACGACAGCAATCCGGAAAACGGAGTAAGATTTGCAGCCGGTAGTGGTCAGAATCCTGACACTATGGCTATCACTATGCTAGTATGCGGTCCTCAAAAATCATTTGATGCATATCTTAAGTGCTTTAATGACAAGATCACATATGTACCCGGTATGAAGGGTGGTGAAAGACGTTTGTCTTATATGCGAGGTGAACTAAACGTTACACGTGAGTCGCCAGCCGCATATAAAAAGCATCCTTCTAAAGTTCCCGAGAACGTAACTTGGTTCACTCACGGAATCTTAGATTTAAAAACAGGTGCTATCGTAAATGACAGAAACTTCAAGGACCTTTCATTTGCTGAAGTCTATAAGAAACGCTGGGGCGTAGCTCCTTCAGGCGATTTCTATGATGCATATGTAGTTCTTAAAAACTATAGAGATGTATTGCAGAAGGCTCTGTGGGTAGATAAAAAGAATCCCAACAGAGCAAAACTTGAAAATGCTCTTAGAGCAATGGTAAATGATCCAGTAAGTCGTAAAGCATTGATTGCTGATTCAGGCGATTATGATTGGATCATTGGCGAGCGTGACGGTGCTAGAGTACTAGACATTCTTGGCAAACAAACTTCTGCTAAGAACTTGAAAAATCTAGTATGGTGGAACACACAAGCATATGGTCAGAAGCCTGTATACAAACCAGAGCTAGCGAAGCAATAATATGACAAATATCCTGTTAATAACAGGCCCCCAGGGTTCAGGCAATCACGTTTTCTCAAAATGTCTTGCTCTGCACCCTGACGTAGGGGGTTGGAAAGAATTAAATGATCGTTATTGGATCAGACATGAGTTCGAACCATATGGAGACATCTGGCGAGATCCTCAAAACGTTCACAAGATCGATTGGAGTGAATACGAATATCATGTTATCAGTGTAAGTTGTCCTTATGTTGATGTGGGGGAGACTGTTGTTCCCGACTATGAAGCAGTCATTCCCGAACTACAAAAAGTAGGTAATGTCCAGATCGGCTTGATCGGTCGTGAAGAATTTATTTTACAAAAACAAGAGATGAGATTGCGTGGAACACACAGTTATCATCAATTCTTAGCGTTCCAAGACTACTTTGATAGTTTCAATCCCGTTTATATGAGTACAGAACTGTTGTACCTGTATAGACACAAGTATCTTAAAACACTACAACGTCTATTCAGTTTCCCAATAGACTATGGTAATCCTCGTTTAAATGATATACTACGAGAAAATCCAAATCAAAAATATATACACTATGTTGATGATCATTGGTTAGATAGCAATAAGAAATACTTTGAAAAAGAGGGATATCGCAAGTGAAATACATCTTTGTTGCTGGAGCACCCGGCTCTAAGTGGAGCAGTGTTGTAAAGAATATTTACTTTAGTTCATCTATAGACCAGACTGACTACAGTGACGAAAGAACTTATTATCACGATGCTGACGGCGGAGCATTAAAACTGATGCATCTAGGTGCGTATTATGATCCTGGTATGGAGTTTGGTGATTGGTTCGACCAGCTAGACAAACATACTAAAGAAGAATGCGAAGCAGAATTTGATAGACCCTTCACAGGTGAAGGTGTGCGGATAGTGAAGTCTCATGTATTCGCACATCATATTGATTTCTTAAAACAGCATTGGCCTGACTGCCCCGTCGTATTAGTTCACAGAAGTGATGATGAATGTCTAGGATGGTGGGTACGGTGTGGTCATTTTGATATCACATACCCGCTATATCATAAATACTACAGAGACTTGCGTACTATGTCAAAGATCATTGATGCTCAAAATGCAGACATCATGAAAGCCTGGAGGAAAGAAGGTACAATTGTTTATACGAATTTGCAATTAGCAAATCTTTTAAACATTGATGAACCACCAGAACAGTATCGCCAAGATTATAAACTTAAAAACATTAGTGTGAAGGTATTATAACTATGCAAAGTAGTTGGGAACAAACTAAAGCAAGAAGCAACTATCACTTTGATAATTTTAGAATGCATCCAGTATTAGATGCAGTAGATAGGATTGGTTCTATCTATATCAACTGGACTGATCAACAGATAGAAAGAATCATTCAAGAGTCTAAAGAAGCAACCTGGCGTACACGTGGCAATCCTGATAAAGAAGCCAAGATTAGATCAGAACAAGAACACTTATCAGAAGAATATGATTTAGAACAGCAGGGTTACGATAAAGACTATGTAGTATCTAATCTTAATTGGGAAATACCTGACAATCTAATGGATATCGCTAAATCTTTTCATCTTCAAAACACTATGGTAAGATTACATGTGCAACATCCAGGTCAAGTATGGAACTTGCACATCGATAAACTTGACAAGTGGTGTCCAGACTATCCTTCTAAAGTTTCACGATACATGATTCAGTTAACTGACTGGGAGCCAGGACAGTTCTGGAGTTATGGTAACTATAACTATCATCAGTGGAGAGCAGGAGACTTAACTTCATTTGATTGGATGAATATTCCGCACTCTACTGCTAACGCTAGCCATCATCCTAGAGTGACTTTACAGATTACTGGAGTCAGAACAGATGCTACAGATGATTTTATAGAAGTCGTAAGACACTTAAGAGGAAAGCCGTACGTTTGTAAACGGTACTCATTATACGAATCCGCATAAATACATAAAAGACGGGACGATATAATGAGAGCTAACGAATTCCTCACGGAAAGAAAGAAAAAACGCAAATCAAGATCAAGAAAACCCTTTGCATACGGCGCTGGCTATGGGTATTACTATGGCGGGGCGAATGACGTTGCAGATTCTGGTGGTGGCGATGGCGGCGGTGGCGAAAGCAAACAGTATGAATCTGCTGTACAAGATTTAGCAGATCGCTTACCGAAAATCAAAGCGCAGGATCCAAACACTGCGGATACTATCGACCGTTTAGTAAAAGATGTTTCTAAAAAGCATAACTTACACCATAGAGCCTTAAAGGACCTTTTCAAAAAGCGTTTTGGCCGTGAACCCAACACTTGGAAGAACGAGATTCGTGAGACTGACAAGATCGATATCGACCAAGAAGTGCAGAAAGCCGCTAAATGGATGGGTGATATCTTAAACATACAAAATATGCCCAAGATCAAATTAAGTTATGATAGCAAAGAAGCACAAGAAGGTCACCATACAGGTAGACATGAACTAGGTAGTGATGAAATCTGGGTCTATGCAAATAACAGAAACTTAGTTGACATTCTTAGAACTGTTTTCCACGAACTTGAACACATCAGACAGGGCGAGAATGACGAGATCGACCCCGGGTCAAGCTATCCAGGTAGTCCAATCGAAGCGAAAGCAGACATGGTAGCTGGAAAATATATCAAAATTTACGGAGAGAAAAACAGGCATATCTTTCAATGACGGAACGGGGAACGTTGATAACTTACAGAGATAAATCACGCAGACCGGTATATTACACTGTCTTAGATAGCCTTTTTGATTCTGTAGTCATAATAACACACTCTAACCATATCGCCAATTATTGGAAACGTGCAGTAGATCATTGCAAACATCAAGTTCCTTATACTATTTGGGAACATCAAGCACCCAAAAAACATTGACATTACCCCTAATCCTGCTATATACTATACAGACAATTTCTAACTAACTCAAGGAGAAATATATGGCAGGAAAATACTTTAGTCCCGAACAGGTACTCAAACTCAAGCAACTTATGAATGAAGGTATTCAAGTGATGCATGAGGTCGAGACTCTTAATGGTGGGCTTACCGATACTGTAAAAGCAGTTGCAGAAGAACTTGAAATCAAACCAGCTATTCTAAAGAAAGCTATCCGAATTGCATACAAGTCAAAACTTACTGACACTAATGCAGACCACGAACAACTAAATGACATCTTGGAGACTGTGGGTAAAACTCTTTAATGTCCTACGTAGACGCAATCCACGACAAACAGACTGATCGAATTTTTGTAGTAGAAAGAAACTCTCAAGGTGTAAGAGAGTTTAAAGAGTATCCTACAAATTTCGTGATGTATTACGAAGACCCCAAAGGTAAATACCGCTCTATCTTTGGGGACTCTGTTTCTAGGTTCTCAACCCGCAAGCAAGCAGAATTCGAAAAAGAAAGACGCATCCACTCTAAGCGTAAAACGTTTGAGAGTGATGTCAATCCTGTATTCAGATGTTTGAGCGAGAACTATCTGGGTGTCGATGCGCCCAAATTGCACACAGCATTTTTCGACATCGAGGTTGACTTTGATCCTGCAAAGGGATTCTCTCCACCAAGTGATCCATTCAATCCTGTAACAGCCGTAGGCGTGTACTTAGACTGGCTTGATCAACTAGTGTGTCTGGCTATTCCTCCAAGTCACATGACGTATGAGACTGCACAAGACGCTATCAAAGACTTCCCCGATACTATCTTGTTTAGGACAGAGAAAGAACTGTTTGACGCATTCTTTGAACTGATCGAAGACGCTGATGTATTGACTGGCTGGAACTCAGAAGGATACGATATTCCATACATGGTTAATCGTGTCACAAGAGTAATGAGCAAAGACGACACACGTAGATTCTGCTTGATGGGTCATCATCCTAAGAAAAGAATGTATGAGCGTTTTGGTAAAGAAGAAGAAACGTTTGACTTAATTGGTCGCATTCACTTAGACTATCTTCAACTGTACAAAAAGTACAACTACGAATCACGCCACAGTTATACGCTAGATTCTATCGGTGAGATGGAAGTTGGTGAGCGCAAGACTGAGTATGAAGGTACACTTGATCAGTTATACAACAAAGACTTTAAGACGTTTATTCAGTATAACAGACAAGACGTTATGCTGTTGGTCAAGATCCATAACAAACTCAAGTTCTTGGAGCTTGCTAATCAACTAGCACATGAGAATACTGTGTTGCTACCAACTGTCATGGGTTCTGTGGCTATGATCGAAATGGCTATCATGAACGAAGCGCATGAGCGTGGTCTTGTTGTTCCTGACAAGCATAGAAAGAATCTAAATGCAACAAGAGAACAGCAAGCGGCAGGTGCATATGTTGCTACTCCAAAGAAAGGTATGCATGAGTGGATCGGATCAATCGATATCAACTCTCTGTATCCTTCTACGATCAGGGCACTTAACATGGCTCCTGAGACTATCGTAGCACAGATCAGACAGACGTTGACTGATCAGTATATGATAGAAAAGGGAGTAGAACTTGCGAAAGAAAAAGCCCGTTACACAGAAGGCGACATGGAAGAAGGTAGCTTGCTGTGGGAGGGGTTGTTTGGCTCACTAGAATATACTGCTATCTTGAATCAAGAGCGTGGAACTATCCTAACTGTTGATTACGAAGATGGTAGAAGCGAACAGAAAAGTGCGGCAGAAATCTGGAAGTGGATCTTTGATTCTAATAACCCGCTGATCTTGAGTGCTAACGGCACTGTGTTTAGATCAGATCAAGAGGGTGTGATTCCAGGCTTGTTGAGCAAGTGGTAT